AAAGACATTCCGGAATTTCCGTATTATGTAGCGGTTACCGACATGTTCTTTAGTGGTTGGGGTCCAGCCGAGGACAAGAGTAACCGGCACATAATTCTCTGCACCAATTACGACCAGGCTTACGACCTACGCCGTATAGCCGAAGCCCGCCAGGAATGGACCAGGGTTAAATTACTAAAGAATAAGCCAGCACAACGATCAGGAGTTCTTTACTCCTGGCAGTTACCCTGGCACAACTACAAGAAAGATGAGGCATTATTAAATGACATTCAATGAAACAGAAACAGCAAGTCCCGGGCGAGAACATACGGCGGACGGGACTGTCCATATTGCGTGCAAACATACCGAAGCCCTTAAAGCCCAAGACCCTGAGCAATACCAAGAGTTATTGCNAGCCCTGGCGGAACTACAAGACTGCCGGGGAAGAAAGCAAGAGTTAGGCTTCTGGGAAATGGAAGTAATTGACCGCATCCATCACCTAATGCCTAAGCGAAAAATGACGGTTCCGGGAATTGGAATTGTTAGCGCTGCAACTTCCGGGTCGGTGAAATGGGATAACGAGGGAATGTTTGATGTCCTAACAGCCAGGGCACAAGACGCAAGACGGAAAGAGGTAGATAAAGAAACCGGCGAAATTACCTGGCTGGAGAAAGAAGCTCACGCTGTTAGGCGTGTCCTGGAGGAATGTGCAGGGGTTGGGTATTGGCGAAAAACACCATTGAAAGAAAAGTATGGAGTGGACCCGGACGAGTACCTTGAAACCGCCAACCGTAAGAAGGCGATAAGGATTCAGTAAACGGCGAACGCAGGTGCTATATTGACCAGATGAGTAACCCGGAGTTGACCTTTCGTTGTCCGGGTTACACCTCCCAGGGAGGACGTTAAACCCCTCCCTGGTTGCCCGGGGAGGCGTCCATCCTCCCCGGGCATAATTTATCCCTGGGAATAACTCTTGCACGCCTTACAAAGTACCTTCCAGGGGGAAGTTATTAGTTCCGCAAGTAATTTCCCACATTTGCCGCAACGGAGGTCGGCTATGGTGTTTATTTGCTCAGAAAGGGGCTTTATTTGCGATCTAAGGGGTTGTTCATGTTTTTCGGGCGTGTTAGTACCTGAAAGCCTTAAAAGGCTCTTATTTGCGAGATTCTCGCCATATATGTCTAAAGAGCTTTCATCACCAGGTAATTGCAAGAAAACACCATTCTCTCTTGAGTATCCCGTTCCAGGGCGAAAGGGGATTGCTGTGCCGCAATTTTTAGGTACCAGGTGGAAGTTAATGTTGCATTCTCAATCGCTGCCAGGCTTTTCAATACATCAACCGCCAGGGCTTCGGCGGTTGCATAACTAGCCGCCCGAACGATTGTTTGCAGCCCCTGGTTTTCTAGCGGTGGGTAGCTTGCCCCGAAAGTGTCGGTGGGTTGTGTGCCTGATGTTTGCACCAGGGTGACACAAGTGTCCGGGGCGTCTGGTAATCGTCCCAGGAACAAATTAGTTCCCAGGGTTAGGTCCTGGGTTGAAATACTTGCTGCCGCCAGGTAAGTGCCCACATCGGTCAACATGCTCATCCTTTCCAACCCCTCAACTGCTTACGCACTTCTTTAACGATTACCTCGTCAAATGTTTTGTGTAATTGCTTCATCGGATATTCCAGGTATTTGGGTCCTCTGCCCGTTCCTGCATTAACTGGACCAGTTCCCTGCTTCTTTCCTACTTTTGATTTCCCTGGTGGTTTAGGTGGGTGCCACCATTCTGTCTTTTCGTGCTGGACTAGGGCGTAGGGTGCGGCGGACCCGCCATACCCAACCATTCCATCAATTATTCCGCTGGGCTTTGGGTAAACCTGGACCCGGGAGCGTTTAAGGTTCCCCGTATCAACCGGGACAAGTTCGGCGGATAGCCTTCCCAGGTCGTTCACCAGGTGAGTGACTGCTCGTCTTGCAGCCCGGTCCACCCGCTTGTTTCCTCCAGCNAACTTTCTTTGGAGGTCTTCCATCCCGGTGATTTTTATATGTGCCATTACTTACCTTCTCNTGCCGCAATAAATAACTACGCCAACCTGACCAAGAGCATCTGATCTGAGGTCTACCCGGCGAATGGGGCGAGTGCCGGAAATGGGAGCGGGAAGGGTTACCTGGTCGTCTACCGCCAGGGTTAAAGATTGGTCTGGGATGTAGACAATATATTCGCAATCGGCAGTGTCTTCTGTTTGGTCCCTCTCCGCCAGGGAAAGCTTTCTAACATAAGCCGGATAGCTTGTGGCGTCCCCGGTGAAACTTCGTTCCCCGTAGTTGTTCACCGTACTGCTGGTCCTTACGCTTACAGATGTCGGCGTCATTTGGACTTTCAAGTCTGTTGCAAAGACAGCCGAAGGGCTAGCACCTGTCACGATGCCCAACCGTCGTCAGATAGCGCACCAGGCGCAACCGGGGAACCAGCCCCGTAATCGGAAGTATTGGCAAACTGCCCTCTCTTGAAATACGGTTCAACCAGGTTGCTGTTATCTGCGTCTATCTCCCTGTCGGACCATGTGATGCCTCCTGCATAAGGAGTTGGTGTCCCACCTTCTTGCTCTGCCAGGCGTTTGAGTTCTTTGGCTTGTTCTCTGGCACCCTTGGCTTTCTGCGACATACTTACTCGCATGTCCCCAACAGCCTGGTCTGCAAGTCTTGAGAACTTTGAAGCGATAGTAACCATGCACCGAAAGGCACTTGTGTATAGCGCATCGGTTGAGGTAGTGCTTCCGCTTACTTGTTCGTTAAGCCAGGAAATTTCTTCGTTCGCTAATAATTGGTCATTCGTGTCTGTGTCGCCAATTAGAAACCGGATTGCGTCAAGAGCGCTTGAGTCCGGGTCCCCGCTGTAACTCCAAGCCATATTTTCCTCCTGTAATTAGGACAGCCGGGTCATATTTCAGACCCGGCTGTCGTTTGGTAAACCTGGAGCGGTGGCAGCCCCGTGTTTAATTTTATCAGGCAGCAACCGGGTTGCTAAAGAAGTATCCGAGGGCGGAACTTATTACATTAAAGTCCCAGGCGGATTCAATCTCTATGCGGTCAGCCCGGAGATGGTCCATCCTGTAGCGGCTGATTGCCGTGTTGGTTCCAATTCCGCCGGATTGGGCAAGCCCACTCCAAGAGAAATTGTAGCCTGCGGATGGTGTCATAAGCCCGGGTGATGGTGCTGTGTAACACAGGAGGGCATCTCGGTCACCGATTTGACTGTAAGAAGCGGAAGCCCCTTCGTCAGCGGTGTTCTTGATGCCTGCCATTACTAGGACTTTATCCACTCCCAGCACCTGTGCCAAAAGGTCTTCGGTGATGCTAGAGCTGCTCGTGTATTTATAGCGGTCAATAATGTCAGAATGGTTCTTCAAAATGCTGAAGACCTTGTAACTCATGACCAGGGTGTTGGGCTTATAGCCAGTATTTGAAAGGACAGTGTTAATTCCTGCTTGAACGTCTGCTATTGGAGTTGAGCCGGAAGACGCTGACCACAATGTGCCAGGCGTGCTGTCGGTTCCCCATATAGAAGTCGCAAAGTAATTTGTTGCCCAGTCAATTTCTTGACGGATAAGCATTTGCTGTGTAAGGAACTTCGTTGCGTCCATGTCTGGTGACAATGGTGTATCGCTATTGGCTCTCACCTGGTCGCCGATGTCTTTATGCAAAGCATAGACGAGGGCGCTATATGTACCAGTAGAAATCCCGTAGCCCGTTCCTGCCGACTCGGTTCCGTCTGCTCGTAGTTCTACGGCATCACGAAAGAAGTCTGCTTGGGTATATGTGAAGTATTTATCACTCTGTTTATTGACGTTCACTGTTGGGAATACTTTGCCCGCTACGAATGCGTATTGCTCTTGCAAATACGCTATAGACATTTGGGTTAGTATCGCATCAATATGAACGTCACTTGTTGTTGGTTGTGGCATCGTTCAGTCTCCTAAGCTGCTCTGCTGTTTGATATTGTAATCAATACTGACTGCAAGGTTCCTGCTGCTCCGCCTGTTAAGACTTGACCGCAATTGAAGACGGTTGTCTCTGAGCCTGCGGACACCGGCTGACATTGACCGTCAGCGGACGTTCCAGCAACATTTCCCGCTGCAAGCGTAGCATCGGCAGATACTTTGGAAACACCAAAGACTCTAACGATTGCCTGGTCGCCTGATTC